TGGCCTAAGTATTGGTACATCGCTAAAGAACTTGGGGAGGATGCCAAACCTGAGCAAGTCCTCAAAGTTATGGAAGCGATTGGTGGTGTTGCACTCAAGCTAGCACTAGAAGAAAAATCAGCAGGTCCATTTGGATTTAATAAAAAGAAAGAAGAAGCAGAAGAAGATGCTTAGTCTCTGGATCCACTTACGAGCATTCTTTTCTGTTGTAGTGGTGAGTTGTGCTCACCCTGTCAACTGGGAGCATTGTGTTCGTGTGGACCAGTGGCTCTTGCCAGAAGTTAAACAAGGATATGAATTGTGGACAGGGAAAACGCATCCCTACCAGACTGAAAAAGATTATCTTAAAAATCTTCCTCCCTCTAAATATTAGTGGGAGGATTTTTTGTATGGCATTCCAAAACGTAAGCGCATCCGAGATTTTATTTCCTATTAAGGTTAGAACTCAACGGATGACCATGCAGAATATTATTAGGGCTGCTGGTCCTAATGCTATGTGGAGAGTAGATAGAGATGACTGGGACATGAAGCAGTTTCCTCTACCAGATAAAAACCGTAGAGGGACAAAGCAGATTACTATTAAATCTAGTGCTGCTACAATCAATGCAATTATTAAACAGTATAAAAATAAACCGAATACGGATACTTACAAAGAAAGTGAGTACATTACAATTATTTTTAGAATAGGTCAAGCATATACAAGACCACAAAAAGTAAAGTTTGAAAAAACTGGTAAGCTAGTAGACTCTTCTGGAAAGTCAATCTCTGATGCTACTATGACTGCTATGCAAGAACTTGGATCTGCATGGGTGTTTCATAGAGCATTTAAAAAGTCTAGTGGTTTTAGTAACTGGCAAGGAATCAAAAACGACGAGGAAACTTTTGATGTCCTTAGAGATATTTGGAAAAAACTTGGTGATGTGGAGGGACCTGATGATGATTGGGTAGAAAACTTTTACATGCAGAGTAAAGCAGTTCTTTCAAATATCAGGAACGGTAAGTTTGATGAGTTTACCCGTGGATCTTCTCACTCTAGTGTGACTGCTGCAGGTAAGAGATACACACTACCTGGCATGAAAAAGAATGATACCTTCATGGAATATGTGACTGACTTTGTAAAAGACAACTACGGTATCTCTCAGAAAGACAACTGGGATCCTGCTGATATCTGGATGATTCGTAATGAAGAGAAGTATAGAAAAGCAATTGATGATACTTGTAAGTATGATGGACCTAAGGGATCTAGTAGTATGCAAGCTCAGTTGCTGCAGTTAAATACCATTCTTAGATCTGCATATAAGAGGAAAGATATTGTTGGTATCTCTCTTAAAAAAGTATCTGGTAAGACAGCAAAATTTCAAGCAGTCAATGTCAGTGGAAAGTTTTTACAACAAAGACAAGTAGGAAATAAATTTACATTAGAATACAAAGCAGGTAGGGCACAGTGTCCTTTAGGTGTTAAATCCACCAGAGATGGTGGTGTTACTATTGAAACACAAGATAGTAGATTCTTTGTTCACGATGGGGGAACCACTTATAATTTCCAGATCAAAGCAAACACCAGCACCAAGAAAAGTGGTCTTAAATATGAGGCGACACAAGAGGGTGCTGCAGCAGCAAGACTGGGAAAAGCAACAGTGGAAAAAGTTTTAAGTTTGATGGACTGGTACAAAGTTAAGTTTAATAAAGAACCAGACTCTTACCCATACTCCCCCGCTGAGTTCCTTGCAGAGAGGGACACGTATGCTAGAATGATTAGAGATCTACAGAGCAAGGGCGTGACCTTCGGTCGTGGTGAAGACGTTGACAAAATGCTGGACACTCTGCTGTTTCTTTTTAATGAAGAACCATGGGTTGCCAATTCTAAGTTGCAGCAGATTACTTGGTTGCATAAAGTCATGATGCTCCCATCTAAAGAATTAAATAGATTTTCTACAGATTTAGTATTCTTATCTAAAAAAGAGGGTGCCCAATACGGACCATTTGGAAAGGTATACTGATGAGTAAGAATACACACCTAGAACACTTAGAAGATAGTATCCTGCTGGATGGAAAACAGGGAGCCTCAGATGCTTTTAAATTTTTAGATCTTCTTGGTAAAACTTTTAGTGGCACTGGCAATAGTAACTTTAAAATTACTACAAAATGGGATGGAGCACCTGCTATATTCTGTGGCATCTATCCTGGAACAAATCAATTTTTTGTGGGTACTAAGTCTGTCTTCAATAAAGACGCAAAGGTAAATTTCAGTGATGTGGATATCGAAAGAAACCATGGACATGCTCCTGGACTAGTAGAAAAACTAAAAGCAGCACTTAAGTATTTTCCTGCTCTCGGTATAAGAGGAGTGGCACAAGGAGATCTTCTTTTTACAATTGATAAAAAAAGAGAACAGATCAAAGGCAAGCAATGCATTACATTTCAACCAAATACTATTACGTATGCTGTTAGTGAAGACAATGAAATGTATGACAAGGCAAACAATGCAAAAATTGGAGTTGTCTTTCACACAACATATAGAGGAAACACTCCCGAATCTTTATCCGCAACATTTGGATATGATATATCAAAATTAAATGAAAGCAAAAATGTCTTAGTCCTCAGTGCTGAGATTGATACTCTTGGAAAAGATACTTTGTTAACTTCTCAAGAGATTGCAAAATTAAACAGGATGAGAATTGCGAGTTCCTCATTGATTCGCATTGCTGGAAACTTTTTGGATACAATTGCTGAGCAAATAGAAGCCAATGATCAACTTACAGTAGGACCAAGGTTAAAAATATTTTTTAACACATATGTCAGACAGGGAAAACGAATTACTAGTGCTGTTAACTTTGTACGTGATTTTGAAAAATATTTTGAGGCAGAAGGAATGAAAGCAGCTGCCAAAGTTAAGACACCAAAGGCAAAAGCAACTAAACATATGAAGACTTATGCTGGTCTTGATTTTATACGAGAAAATAAAGCTGCTTTACTGAAAACGGTTGCACTATATACTACGTTGCAAGGAGCAAAGCATCTGTTCATCAGAAAACTTGAGAAGGGTGAGAAGTTTGGTACATATCTCAGATCAGAAAACGGATATGATATTACAGCACCAGAAGGTTATGTTGCTATTAGCGATGGAACTAATGCTGTAAAACTGGTTGACAGATTATCATTCAGTGTCGCCAACTTCAACGTATCTAAGAATTGGGTAGCAGGAGATAGCAAATGAAAGCAGCTGTGTATTGTTTTGGCAGATTCCAACCACCTACAATCGGACATGCAAAGGTGTTCGATGCAGTTGCAAATGCTGCCAGAACGTACAAAGCAGATGCTTACATGTTTGCTAGTCAATCTCATAAAAAAACTAAATTTGATAACAAGAGTTGCAACCCTTTGATATATGATATGAAGATGGAATATCTTAAAAAGATGTTTCCAAGGTATGCTTCTAATTTTGTAGTAGATAAAAGTGTGGTAACATTCTTACATGCAGCAACATGGTTGTATATGAAAGATTACACCCACTTGTATATGGTCGCTGGATCTGATAGAGTGGATAGCTATACAGAGAAACTAAACCAGTATAATTGTCAACCAGATAAAAGTGGAGATACCATATTTTGTTTTAGGAATATTGAAGTAATTTCTGCTGGTGCTAGAGATCCTGATGCTGATGGTGCTGAAGGTATGTCTGGAACCAAGATGAGAAAAGCAGCACAAGATTTACAAACAACTGCGTTTATGAGTGGTATACCCAACACTCTATCAATTGATCAAAAACTAGAATTAATGCATGATGTTCGTTCTGGTTTAATTTTACCAAAAGGAAACAAATGAAAGACTTTAAGAAACTAAGAGAGGAAGCACTGCGTCAGCAACAAAGGCATCAGGAAGTATTCAAAGAAGGTGATGCTATTATGTCTGCTCGTACAGGAATTAAAGGACATATTCACAGAGCAGGTGTAAATTATGTTATAGTTATTTCCGAAGAAGGTGATATGTTCCGTGAGTGGATAAAAAATATTAGATCTATAAATAATACGAGAAGAACGTTCCTTTTAAACGATGAAGTATCAGAAACCAGTTAATACTGTCAATAACAATGATGAGTTTTCAACAGGGTTGATGGAATCTTATGGTAGATGGATGGGTGGAGACACTTTCCAAAATACTGACCCTGTAGAACTTAAACTTTCGGAAGCTCCTTTTGATGGTATGTCTCCTCAATCTAACGGTGCTGAGATTGAAGACATTACTAAGAAAAAGAAGAGTGCCAAGAAAGAATCTTCTAAAGTACAACTTGATACTAAGGAAGAACTAGGGTACGAAGTTCTTGAAAGAGAAGAGTATGAGGTTGATGGTGAAACCTGGGTTCTCGAAAAGAGACAGTATACTGAAGGTATGGCAGCAGCTCGCGATAACGTTGGTGCTTCTACTTGCTGGAAAGGATATAAAGCAAAAGGAACTAAGAAGAAAGGTGGTAAAGAAGTTCCTAACTGTGTAAAAGCAGGTGTAGAGTATGATGGTGAGGAACTAGCAGAGAAAAAACTTGATCCAGTAAACCACAAGGAACTCAAGGGTAAGCACGCTAACCGTAAGGATAAGGACATAGATAACGATGGTGATGTAGATGGTTCTGATAAGTACCTCCACATGCGTCGTAAGAAGGTTTCTAAGATCATTGGAATGTCAAAGAAAAAATGAAATCATTTAAACAATTCCAAGAGGAGTGTGGTTGCGATAAGAAAGAACGCAAGGCAAAGATGAAAAATAAGAAGAGTGGCAATGTAGAAGTCATGCCTAGCATTCCTGATGGCAGAAAAGGTATGGTTACTAAACCCACCAACGAATCAAAGAACTATGATGGTCCTTTGTATGCTCCATGGTCTGATGTTGTAAAAGGTAGAGGTTTTGATCCAGTAAAGGAAAGAAATAAATAGTAGAGCTCAATTGAGGATCATACTATGCTCTCCTTTTTACTCCCCCTAGCATCCAAAATTATTTCTGACGCTGTTGCTAAGCTTCCCGATGACGAGGAACTTGGTGAAAAACTAGTTGACATCTGCCTGGTTATTCTTGGCAAAGCAGTCAAACTAACAAAAACTGATATGGATGATAAACTACTCGCGGTTGTTGAACAAGCAATCCAGAAACGCGAAGAAGTCTGACAATATAAATAAATTTTAGGAAAAATAGTTTATCAACTGGAGTACATATCCATGTCCTTGTATAGTCGTGCTGAAAACGAAGCACAATCAATTAAAGTTCTAAACACTACTGAGAAGGCTTCCGTTAAGAAGTACGAATCTGACGGGACGCTTGTAGCACATGATGGCAATACCAATGCTACTTCTGGTGCTGAAGGTTCTGCTGCTATTGCATCAAGAGCAATCTTTGTCGATGCTACTGAAGCAGGTTTAGCAGAAAACCAAGAGCGTGGTTTAAATGCTCCTGGTTGGTGGCAGTATACTTCTTATACTGACGCTTCTGGTGCTACTCGCCATAAGGCAGTTCACCTAGCAGCATTCAAGTCTGCTCCTGCTAACACTGCTGATAGTGATGATGCTGTAGCAGCAGACGTTGCTTCTGTAATTACAATCTCAGTACAACCTGCTGATGTTGGTGATGGTGCTACAACTCTAGAAGTTCCTGCTGCATCAGATGAAACATTCTCTGTTACTGCCGCCGCTGACACTGGAAACCTTGTTTATCAGTGGCAGCGTAAAACCGCTAGCAGCACTCGCTGGGTCAATATCACTGCTACCCTTGACAGCAATGCATACACTGGTTTTGGTGGAGCAACTCTTACGGTTGCTCAAGCAGCACTTGCTGATCTCACCCTTAATGGTTACCAGTATCGTGTTAAACTCACTTCTGATGCTGGTGCTGAGGAAGTTGTCTCTGACGCTGCTACCCTCAACCTAGTTGATCTAGTCTGATAGTAAATGAACTTCAATGAATTGACGCCAGACAACTGGCTCTTTTTTGCTATTCAAAATTATAACAACCCGTCGTCTGTGACGTATTCTGATTTTGAGGAAGACTTAAAGAGATTTAAGTATATCAAAAGACTACTTAAAAGATATGAGACGACGGGTGAGTTAAAAACTCATCTTATTTTAAATCATGTGATTGTATTGTATAATGTATTTGATGATGCAGCTACCTTATTGCTTTTTCATAAAGTAGACCAAAATTATTGGCCTCAAATAAGAGCATTTATGTTGTTTCTAAATAGATTACCACCTTCTATTAATAGGGATGTTGACCAAGAATGTCTAAAGAATCTGAATCTAATTTGAATGAAATGATGGCAGGTGACGGATCTGGTCTCCAGTTACCGCCCGCTTTTGTTATGGTTAATCCCAAACAACATCGTAAATATAAGAAGGCAAATCAAGATAAAGTTGACGGGCGCTCTAAAGGTGCTCGCTCTCTCTTCGACCGTATCCAACGCAGAAAAATGAAAGAAGAACTAACAGTATCTGAGGCTGTCTCGTCTGAGACCGAGAGAGCACAGAAGTCCATTCAGCAAGGCAAAAAACTGAAGCGTCAAAAAGATCTTCAGAATAAAAGAAAAGAAGCAAAGTCCAAAATGATGGACAAGTCCAAAGAAATGGACACACTCATGAAGGCAAGACTTTCTGATTTTAAAAAGAAAGCATCTGACCAAACAAAAAAACTTAAAAAAGAACAAACTGAAGTGACTAATAATATTATGCTAGAGAATCAAGATGTAATCCAAGTCGCTTTAGACGTGGCTACCTCAGAACTTAACCCTGCAGGTGAAGGTTCATTTGCAAAAGTTCAGTTCGCTGACGGTAGTATGCAAAATCTAGACAACTTCTCTGCTAAGCGTATCGCTGCTTGCTATGCTCAGCTAGATGATACCCACAAGCAACAGTTTCAGTATATGCTGAATAAAGATGCTTCTTCATATCAAACAGCACTCAATTTCGCAGTAAGGAACGTTTAGGTATGGTATTCGGTCTTGGTAAACTAGCAGTTTTAGAAAGTAAACTGGACATTTATGAAGATCTCTCCAAAGAGATGCTTGACAAACTCGAAAGAGCAGTAGGTACAATCTCAGAAAACAGCAACAGAGTTGCTGTGATCTTGGAGCGCCATGAAAATCGTTTGGATGAATCCGAACGTGCCGATAAACTTATCATCGGTATGCTTGAGGAGATGAAGGAAAGACATGATAAGGATTTTGTACTAGTTACTAGTAGAATAGATAGGATCCAGAAGAAAACAGAAAGCAATGCTAGGTTTGTCATTGCCACTACAGCTGTACTGACTACCTTTGTGACAGCTTTACAAGTGTTCCCTCCTGTCTTCAAACTGTTGACACCCCAAATAAACGCTGCTATTATAGGACCAGCGAATCCCTAGTAGTGAATGTCATTCATTGACGTAAAGTATATACAACTAGTATCCTCTCGTTTAACTCTTTTCAGTC